CTATAATACGTTATGTATAAAACATAAAATTGAATAAATTAATTATATAAAAATAATGTATTATATAATTAATAAATGAGTAAGTGTGAACATGGAAAAAATAAATATTTTTGTAAAGAATGCGGAGGATCACAAATTTGTATACATAGTAAAAATATATCAAAATGTAAAGAATGCGGGGGATCACAAATTTGCGTTCACGATAAACAAAAATCTAAATGTAAAGAATGTAAAGGTTCCGGGATTTGCATTCATAATAAACATAAATATACATGCGTAGAGTGTAGCGGAAATGGCATTTGTAAACATAAAATAAGAAAAACTTTGTGTGATGAATGTTGCGGTTCAGGGTTATGTATTCATAAAAAACAGAAAGAATTATGTAAAGATTGTGGAAAAACATACGAATATTTATGTCAACATAATCAAAATAAATATCATTGTAAAGATTGTGGCAACGCACATACATATTTATGTGAACATAATAAAAATAAATATTTTTGTAGAGAATGCGGGGGTACACGAATTTGTACGCATAATAAAAATATTCAATATTGTAAAGAATGTGGTGGAGATAAATTATGTAAAAGTGAATGGTGTGAAACTACTGGAAATGGCAAATATCAAGGTTATTGCGTTGCTTGTTTTGTAAATAATCCTGAAAATCACCATAAACCAGAAATAAGAAATTACAAAACAAAAGAAAAAGATGTGGTTGACCGAATTACACAAACATTTACCAGTTTTACTTGGGTTGCAGACAAAAAAGTCCAAGATGGTTGTTCTCGTCGTCGTCCAGATTTATTATTAGATATGGGTTCTCATATTATTATTGTGGAGGTTGATGAAAATAAACATACTGATTACGATTGTAGCTGTGAAAATAAACGATTAATGGAATTATCGCAAGATTTACAACATAGACCAATTGTATTTATTCGGTTTAATCCAGATGATTATACTAATCAAGACGGCATATTAGTAAAATCTTGTTGGAAATTAAACAAGTTAGGTGTTATGCAAATTACAAAAACTAAACAAAAAGAATGGGAAGAACGAATAGAAACTTTGAAACACCAAATCCAGTATTGGATAGATAATACAACTGAAAAAACAATAGAAATTTTTGAATTATTTTATTAGGTGGCTGTGTGTTTTATATCCATATGTAATTTAAATAATGATTTTGAAAAATTACCAAAATCACAAGGTTCACAATAATATTTGAAATCTTTTTTTCTTTCTTCTTTATTTGCGTGATTATTTAAATAATGCAGTTTCATATTTGTTGAACTTGTAGTGTTATATTTACACAATTTACATTGCGGTTCTAATTTTTTATCCTTACGAGGTTTTCGTGTCCCATTATTTTTATGTTTTTCACAATCCAAATGTTGTTTCCAGTGTGCTTGGTATAAACACTTATAATTACATGCTTCACAATGGTATTTTATTTCGGTTTCATTAGAAGTTTCCATTTTTCTTATAAATAAATAATAAGTTATATTTAAATATTTTGCGTTAAAAATACTTAAATAAAAGTAGTATAATACTATATAATATGAAAGTTAAGAAAAAGAAAAAGGAAGATTTCAAAGAGTTTAGGAATAATGAAAAATCTGCCTATAAAACTTTCAAAATACCATTAAAAACTATTTTGTTAAATCGTTATATAACCCAACCAGTTATAGATCATTTGGTTTTTGAAATGAATGATTTGGTTATTCATACCTATCAATTTATTCGTTTGTATGTTTTGCACCAATATACCCAAAAACTTGAATTACCAATCATAGACGATACTTTTATTTTGTATTGTATCAAAACATTAGGCAGTCGTGATAATAGAGGAAAGAAAGGAAAAAATACTGAACTTTTAGAAACATTAGAGCAATTCTACACAACCGAATATCAACCTTTATTGAACCATGTAAAAACCAATTTGAAAAACACTACTTTTTCATTGCCTTATTTAGCAACGCAAATACATACTTCTTTATCCAATAATACACAGGAGCATTTTATCCAACACTTTTTACGATTTATAAATAAAACCACAAATGAAATTACAGAAGATAAAGCAACCTTATTTCAATTCAAAAAGAACCTTATGGAATTAAGTGAAACTGATATTATGTTTACAGAATGGAAAAATACACACTTACACAATATCATTCCGCAAAATATCAAAAAGTCAATTCATTATGATGTCAAAATAAAACCATTTGATTATTTGAAAGGAATGTTGTATATGAACTCTGTATTAGAAAAACAAGAAAGCAAATTATTTCAACCATTACCATTAAGAAACAATATTATTCCAAAACACATTATCGTTGATACAGCAAGTTTGATAAACCTATTTTGTCCGGAAAAGGACAAAGATGGTAATAAAGTGAAAAAGGGAGAATTATTGAGTAATGTAAAAGACAATCAAAATGAAGTATGGTGCAACTTTTTGGATTTGAAAAATAAAATATTCAAAAATAAGCATTATCAATTTCATAACCAAATACAAACGGACGGCGTTTCGTGTTGCTTATTATTTATTAGAAAAGATTTGAAGGATAAAAAATGGGGTTCACGAGTTCCTATTTTACAAGAACAAGATTTCTACAATATTGAAGATTTATCAAAAGAACAATTAGACACTTTGAAGGAAAGAAATATTGTTGGGTGTGATCCAGGTAAGCGTTCGTTAGTTTATATGATGGATAAAAATGGAAATAAATTACAATACACAGCACCACAAAGAAAACGAGAAAGTAAAGCAAAGTGTAATCAGCGTATTATATTATTGGAAAGAAAACGAAACGGAATTATTGAAAAAGAAACTATATTATCGTTTCAAAATAGTAAATCAGTTGATTATGAAAAGTTCAAATTGTATCTGGTTGAAAAAGATAAATTAAACAGAGAAACAACCGAGTTTTACAAACGAGATACATGGAGAAAAATGAAGTTTCGGCAATATAGTTATGGTAAGAAAAGCGTAGATACATTTTTGAATAAAATTAAGGAAACCTTTGGAGAAAATATCCTAATTGGTTATGGAAATTGGAGTAGGTCAACGCAAATGAAACATTTTATGCCTACGATGAATAAAGGATTAAGGAAATTAATTCATAAAAAATATGATACAATAACAATAAATGAATGCAACACAAGTAAAAAGTGTTGTGATTGTAATAATGATTTGGAATACTACAAGGATAAAGAAGGAAAGAAAGTGTTTCGTCTGTTAATTTGTTCTAATTGCGTGAGTTGCGAAAACAAAAAAATCGTATTTAGGACAAGAGATGCAAACTCTTCAATAAACATAATGAAATTAACTCAAACTTGGATAGAAACCCAAGAGCGACCATTATGTTTCCACATTTCGTCTTTCACCTCTTCAATAACCAAAAAAGAAGAGGAAAAAGTAAGACCATCATAATTGATTTTACATTTTTGGATTTTTTAATTCCGCGAAAATCGGCGTTTTAAATGTCCAAAGGTGTAATTAAGTGAATTCCATATAAAAATATATAACCAGAAACTAAACCAGAAACTAACAAAGGTACACTATTTATTAGTGTAATTAACTTATTTATGGGTTTTTTATTTTCTAAAACCGTTTCATTAATTAGGCTAACTGTTTTTGAAAATAAATAAACTGAACCAACCAAACAAGAAGATATTATAATAGAATTATACATTTTTATTATATTATAAGTTTGTTTTTAAGTATTTATGCCACAAATTAAATATTCAATAGTATATAATATTAACACATTTTTACAATTCATCATCAGTATAATTGTCATCATCTGTATCGTGGTCTCCAGCATTAGTATCGCTTTCAATATAGTTAGTCATGTGTTCTAATATTATTTTATTGCGATCAAAAATGCCAGAAAAAAATAAAGACGAAACCGATAAATTATACAATATTCAATTATTTGTAGTAATGTTATCATTTGATTTTTTATATTTATTTCATCCTTGTATTTGTGATATTTATAATGATAACCAAATTAAACCTGTTAATTTAGACAAATTAATGACAATTCTTAATACTTTTTAAATCTAATTTATAACAAATGTTTACCTTTTATATTTTCAATCATATTGGAAAATATAAAATATAGTTAGTTTCATTAATTTGTTAGTTAATCCTTTTTATTACATATTGTTTTATAACATATTTGTTATTCCTTCTTAACAAATGGTCCAGACTTCAATTGTGATTGCCCGTAATCAGTCTTACCAACAACAACATTTTCGCCATCAAATAATTCGCTTCTAATATCAGCAACAGAAATTGTATCGGGTTCCTTTGATGTAAATGTGCTTTCAGTTGTACTATTACCCGCGCCAATTAAGTTGCCATCCTTATCAATATCTTGCGTGAGAACGTTGCCGTGTTTTTCAGCATTCTTCTTATTTTCATCGATTGCCTTTTGCTTTGTTTCCTTAACTCGCTGTTCGAATGCAGTTTTAGCAACATCGCCGTTTTTCTTCTTTTCATGGGCGAGTTGGTTAAGTTCTTCTTCCATATACTCAACGCGTCCGGTTTTATATGCCTCTGGTTCCCAAGGCAACCAAGTTCCAATAGGTCCAACAAAAACATCAAAATTAGGATCGGCTTCTCTTAAAAGTTTAGCGCGTAATTCAGCCTCTTCTTGGGAAGAAAAGTTGCCTCTTGCCTTAAATCCTCTTACAGAAGTTTGAAAATTATACTTAATATTAAATTTCTTTTCAAGTTCATCCTCTTCCTTATCTAAGAAAGTATTATAGTCGTCTTCAACCGATGAACTAACAATTGTATCGCGTTCTTCTTTAACAAATACTTCAAAATCCTTAATAACTTCTTCAAATTGCACTTTATATTTGTATGAAACAAAATTTAAAAACTGGTGGAACTTTTCCATTGATTTATTTAATTCCCACTTCTTTAGGAACTCTTCAAAGAAAAACATTTCACGTTGCTTTAATGTTTTTTCAGGAGAAATGAATGAAAAACAACCAAAATTTTGTCCAGCAATTGACTTATCAACGTCTAATAAATCTACATATTTTGGATTAGGAGTGCCGTCT